AGCAACAGAAGAATGGAACTCAGCTACTCCAGTCGGTGCTTGGTCTACGGGTGGAAGTATGAATACGGCTAGGTTTTCTTTAGCAGGAGCAGGTGCAAGTAATTCATCTGCATTAGCTTTTGGTGGTAGACCCTACACAGCTATAACAGAATCTTATGATGGAACAAGTTGGACAGAAGTTAATGATTTAAATACGGCTAGAGGTCAATTAGGTGGAGCTGGAACTCAAACTTCAGCATTAGGTTTTGGTGGAGAAGGACCACCAACTACAGCTGCAACAGAATCATGGAATGGTACAAGTTGGACTGAAGTAAATGATTTAAATGCTGCGAAAAATTTTCCAGGAAATGCAGGAGCAGATAATACTGCAGCATTAGCTTTTGGTGGTAGCCCTGCACCAAGTGTAGGAACTCAAAATGAAATTTGGAATGGAACTAATTGGACTGAAACAACAGATTTAAACACAGCGAGATATAGTATGGGTTGTGCTGGTATATCAACAGCAGCATTGGGAGCTGGTGGAGATACGATACCAGGTGCAGCATCAGCATTAACAGAACAATGGAATGGATCAAATTGGACTGAAGTTGGAGATTTAAATACTGCAAGATATGCTATGGGAGGGGCTGGATTGTACACATCAGCTTTAGTGTTTGGTGGATTTTCACCACCTGATAAAACTAGTACAGAAGAATGGAATGGTACAAATTGGACAGAAGTTGCAGATTTAAGTCCAGCAAGAAGATATTTATCAGGAGCTGGAACTCAAACTTCAGCATTAGCTTTTGGTGGATTGCTTTCTACTTCATCTGTGGGTACAACAGAAGAATGGCTAGGTGCAGGTGCTCCATTAACAAGAACATTCACAGACAGTTAAGACTTGTAATATATTTTAGTTAGTATATATAAGAGAGAAACATAAAGGATAAAGAAATGACAGATAAAAAAGACGTAAAAGATATTATACAAAAAGAGGAAACTCATTTAAATAATTTATTAGAACCACAAGACCTTACCGATTTTAAAGGTATGGTAGACGAGCTTAGAGACACTTGGACCAAGAAACAAATGTTTCGAACAGAAACAGAAGCAAGATTTTCTGTATTACAAGACAATAGATACCCAACTAAAGCATCAAAGTATTGGCAGTGTGTAAGAGAACAATCATCATACTTAGATAACCTAATGACTTTATCGTTTGACTATAGAAGAAACGAAGCAAAGATAACTTGGTTAGAAAAGAAAATAGACAAAGAAGAAGATGAATATAAAAGAACTAAATATCAAATAGATTTAGACGAAGCTAGATTTGGTAAAGCCTCTATGGAAAAAGTTGCAAAACATAGAATGAGAGAAATTAAAATGTGGTCTAAATTAAAAAGTGAATTTAATGATGGGTCATTTAATGACAAAGATGTTAACCAACATCAACTTGAATCTTATGGATTGCAGTATCACGAGAAAGCAAAAACTTTAAATGAAAATTCTAATGAATCAGAAATTTTTAATGTAATGGGACAATTACAATCATTACAAAGAATTAAAAAATCAGGTGAACTAGAACAAAGTTATGAAAAGAAAGAACAGATAACTCAACATGGAAAACCCAAAGTTTGATTTTGTATTTTTAGGTCAATCGGTTTTAAAGTATCAGGTTCCATTAGATATATTTAACTCTATTAATTATATTTATGAATCTAACTTTCATAATCTAGCACCTGCTAATAGTCAGTTAGTAGGTAAGATAGAGAATGAACATTCTTTATTTTATCATGGTCAAGACCAATCTAAAATGAAAAACCACAATATGTTACCAAAAGATGTAACAACTTATTTTATGGAAATGTTTAAACACTATTTAGCATTTAATAAGATAAGAGAATATGATTTACACCTTAACTCTATTTGGGTTAATGAAATGAAACAACACGAATATAACCCCGCACACATTCATAGAGGTATGTTGTTTACTGGTTTATCTTCTGTGATGATTTTAAAACTACCATCTACTTACGGTAAAGAATACTCAGCAGGACACATACAACAGAATGGTAGACTACAAATATTAGGGGCAGCTAATGGTCAGTTTGCAAAGATAGATTATCAACCACCCATGGACCTTAGAGACTTTTACATATTTCCATATGATATGAGACATTGTGTATACCCGTTTAATGGAACTAATGAGACAAGAAGAACTTTAGCTGCAAACTGTGATGTACAGTTTGATCCAATAAAAAACAGAGGAGCCGTATGATAACAGAACCAAAATGGAAATCTTATATAGTTGAAACTACAAAACCTATCTTTACACCTGAACAATGTAAAATGATTATTGAAGCAGGTAGAAGCGAGCCTAAACAAGATGCTTATGTTGGAAACAAACAAGGAGTTAATGGTGGTGTGTTAGATACTCAAACTAGAACTTCACACATTAGTTGGATACCATTTAAAAAAATGGCTGACATGTACAAAGACATTGAACATATTATGAGAACTACAAATGGTAATCATTTTGGTTTTGATGGAATGCAAATTACAGAGATGGCACAATATACAGAATATCCAGAAGGTGGGTTTTATGAATGGCATGTAGATAATGATGTAAACTGTGCACACGAACCACCTGTTAGAAAAATATCAATGACGTTACTATTATCTCCTGAAAATGAGTTTGAAGGAGGGGACTTAGAATTAATGGCTGAAGGTAAAATTGCAAAGTTAAAACAAGGACATGCAATATTTTTTGCATCGTTTATAAGACACAGAGTAAAACCTGTGACACGTGGTAGAAGACAATCACTTGTTATGTGGTTTGGAGGAACACCATTTAAATAATGTATAGACATTTACATTTTCCAACACCCATCTATATTGCAGATATAGAGCACCCAACTTTAAACCAAGAGTTGGAAAGAGATATTGTAGCATGGTCTAAACAAGATAAAGGTATAACAAGAACTAATGTACAAGGTTGGCACTCGCCTACTAATATGGCACAGTTACCACAATTTAAAAAACTAGTTGATATGTTGTTTGCATGTCAAAAAACAATATACGAACAAGAACATTTAGATTTAGAACCTGTACTTGGTAATATGTGGGCTAACATAAATCCACCAGGTGGAATGAATAGAGCACATCAACATCCAAACTCATTATGGTCTGGTGTATATTATATCAAAGCACCTAAGAACTCAGGACATTTAAAAATAGATGATCCAAGATCAGTTGCTTGTATGTCAAGACCTAAACAAAAAGAAGGTCCAGTGCCTGAAAGATTATTTAGAGAAACGCATTATGAACCTGTTGCTGGAAGATGTATTATGTTTCCATCATGGTTAATGCACTGTGTTGATCCCAACCAATCTAATGATATAAGAATATCAGTGTCATTTAATTTTTTACAAAAAGGTATGTTTGTATGATAAAAATAATTTATAAAAAATTACCTATTAATGAAATAACATATCTTAATAGAGAGAAAGATGGTTTTTCTGCAGAGGGTGCAGAGAAAAATTTTTATAATTCTTTAAAAGCATCTATATCTAAACATGGAATAAAAGATCCAGTGTATATTGAGTATGGAAGTAAAGCTTATGGAGATGTTTTAAAAATTATTGTAGGTAATAATAGAGTAGAGATAGCACGACAATTAGGTATTAAAGAAATACCTTGTATAATTAAAAACTGTAAAGCAGATACCTATCACATTGAAGGACTTGTTTTAAATACAGATGAAGAAATTAAAAAATATTTTCATCTTCCTGATCAATTACAGATAAGAAGAGATAAAGATAACAACATTGATCAGATTATGCCACCGTGGTATATAAAGGTAATGGATCAATATGTTTAAAGATAATAAATATCAAGTAATAAAGAACGCTGTATCTTACGATTTAGCTAACTTTATATTAAATTATTTTTTACTTAAACGAGATGCAGTAGATTATATGTATCAACATAACATACACTCAAAGTCCCCGATCCTTGGAACATGGACCGATCAACAGATACCAGATACTTACTCATGTTATGCTGATTTTGCTATGGAAACTCTTATGGTTAAGATGTTACCTGTAATGAAGCAACACACAGGACTAGATTTAATTCCAACATATTCTTATGCAAGAGCATATAAGAAAGGTGATTGTTTACATCGACATAAAGATAGACCTAGTTGTGAAATATCTACAACAGTTAATTTAGGTGGTGATCCTTGGCCTATATTTATAGACGGTACAGGTGCTAATAATGTTGTTAATGAAAGACAAAATATTGTAAAACCCAACGCTCCAGCAGGTACGAAAGTCTTGCTTGAAGTAGGGGATATGCTAGTATATAGTGGCTGTGAACTTGAACATTGGCGAGAGCCTTTTGACGGGGACATTTGCGGTCAAGTATTTCTACATTATAATCATGTAAATGGCCCATTTGCTAATAAAAATAAATTTGACGGCAGACCAAAGCTAGGTCTACCATCAGGAATAAAATAGTATTATAATGAGGCTATATGTTACAAAAATTAGGTTTTGCACCGGGGTTCAACAAACAAGTCACAGAGACCGGGGCTGAGGGACAATGGTTTGATGGTGACAACGTACGTTTTAGATACGGCAGTCCAGAAAAAATAGGTGGTTGGCAACAGTTAGGTGAAACAAAACTAACAGGTGCAGCTAGAGCTATTCATCATTGGGATGACAATGCAGGTATTAAATATGCTGCAATAGGAACTAACAGAATTTTATATGTATATTCAGGTGGAACATATTATGACATCCACCCTATAAGAACTACTTTAACCGGGGTTAATTTTACAAGCTCAAGTTCTTCTACAACTGTTACAGTAACTTGTAGCGGTAGTCATGGATTAGCAGATGATGACATTGTTTTATTTGATGCTGTTAGTGGTGTTACAGCAGTAGGTTCTACTTTTACTGACGCTACATTTGAAGATAAAAAATTTATGGTGACGTCTGTTCCAACTTCTACAACATTTGAAATTACAATGGCTTCTCAAGAAAGTGGCACACCATTAAGTACATCTGGATCAGCTTCTGCTTTATGTTATTTTACAGTAGGGCCATCACAACAATTAGGTGGTTTTGGATGGGGAGCTGGTTTATTTGGTGGTACTTCATTAGGTGCTGCAACTACAACTTTGGCTTCTACTATAAATGATGCTGTAACTGATATTCCTTTAACTAACTCAGCAGCTTTTCCATCAGCTGGTGAAATTAGAATTGGTACAGAGGATATTAGTTATACAGCAAATAATACTACAACAAATATTTTAAGTGGTGGCGCTCGAGAAGTTAATGGAACTACAAAAGCCGCCCACAGT